GAGCGCATGACTGTTAATCATGATGTCACTGGTTCGAGCCCAGTTGGGGGAGCCACAAAGAAAGTCAGTAATTGAGCCGAAAACGGCTTGTTTACTGGCTTTTTGCTTTGTTTACAACATTTTTGATTTTCAAAGATATTTACCTCTTTTTATGCCTTTTAATCTCTTATACTACAGATAAACTACAGTTTTTTTGCAATAAAAGCCGCCCGAAATGTAATCGGACGGCTTATTTTATGCCAGCAATTTGATTGCATTGTAAAGGGTGTCAACCTCTTGGATGATGTAGTGGTCAATATCTACCTTATAATCTGTATGGCCCATAAGTGCGATAATATCTTCCTCCCTCGCACCTGCCGCTGACATCCTTGTCGAAAAGGTTCTACGGCAAGAGTGCGGAGTAAACTCATCGCCTAAGCCAAGCGCTTGCATCGCCGGGCGAAAACCGTATTTCAAGAAATAATCCTTGTTCATCGCTTTGCCAAACTCTGAACCTTCGTGTGTTCGGCAGAAGATTGTTTCACCTTTATTATTTATACAATTCTCAACCAATTTTAAAATCTTAGGGTGGATAGGAACAATACGATTTTTGCCGGCATCTGACTTTATGCCTGCGATAAAGTAAGGTATGCCCTGTTCACTCATATGGTACTGCTCGGTAGTGAGCGAAAGAAACTCGGTCACTCTGAAATTGAGATAGCACATTATATAGACATAATCAGCATAAGGCACTTTGCCTATGTTTTGTCGTATTAGCTCTAACTGCACATCGGTAAAGCGTGTAGCGTTTACCTCTTCGGATTCCGGAAGTTCTATAAATGTGCCATAGTCTTTATTAACAATATCCTCTTGCATCGCAAAATGGTAAAGGCTGGTGACAAAGCATTTAATCTTATGTAGAGCCGAGTATCCTAAGCCTTGACAGATTTTAGGCGTATCAGTGACTTTATAGGTACCGTTGCCGTTGGGCAGAAGATATTTCAGCTTACCGCCTGCGCCGACCTCGTGATGCGGATTATCGTAATAATCCACGATGTACTGATAGTCTGATGTGCGCAAATCCCTAAATTTACGCTTGTACAAGGGCTTTAGCTTGATATAAGCGCTTGCGTAGTTGCTTTTTACGCTGTCACCAAGTTTTTTATATGCTTTAGTTTTTACCCATTTATCGTGTAATTGCTCAAGTGTCATATTAAAGCCATTGACGGGATTATACTCATAATCCTTGAGCGCATTTTCTGCCTCTCGCTTTGTTGCGAAAGTCCCCAAATACACTTGCTTGCCAGTGACAGAACTTGCGGCGGCATAGGGTTTTGACTTGCTGTCTTTTCGCAAGTAAATGCTTCCCGTGCCTTTCGTCCTGCGCCTGTTTTTCGGCTTGCTGTCGGTTTGATTTTTGCCGCAGTAAGGACAAAAACCAAAATCATCTTGTAACTCTCTGTTGCACCTTTTATTAACACATTTTTTCATATTTCACCTCAAAAAAAGGGTGCAAAAATCCCGTTAAAATCTTGTAAATTTTAACGGGCTGTGGTACAATATATTTGCTAAGAAAAATGCACCATTGCACCCGTTGTAATGGTCTCCGCTCTATCCTGTTGGCGCAGGGTAGGGCGGATTTTTTTATTTTATTTTACTTTCTTGCTGACAAGGTTCATTTTAACGTCATTATCATAGGTATCTGTATCGAAATATATTAAATCAGCTCCTACGGTTGATGGATTGAAGTTTTTACAATCTTTCACACTGACTTCAATCATGCCCTCGCTGTGTGCTGAAATCGGAGCGCTACAGACTAACTTGTTGTAGCTTCTTCCGTCTAAGATGACGGTGTCGGCTTGTACGGTTATAGATTTATCCATTTTATTTTTTATATAAAAATGAACATCAACTTCTTCATCCGAATAAGGAGCCTGCTCCGTATCGCTGTAATAAACGGCTATGTCGCTATCTGAATAAAGCTCGGTTAAAGTATCTTTAAACTCTGTAGGTTTTTCGGTAGGCGGTTCTGTTTCGGGTTCAGTAGCTTTTTCTGCTGAATCTTCTTCAGGTGAACGAACATCTTTTGAAGAATATGTTATTATAGAATTAACAATGATGTCTTCATAAAAATCAAATTCTTCAGATTGCTCATCGCCTTCGGTTGTGAAAAGCATACAACACAAATAATTCTTCGTCACCCACACATACATTGTGCCGTAATACTTATCTCCGGATAATTCCAAATTTGCTATTACACGATAAGCGAGAAAGTCATCTATATGAGTTGTAGTTCTGCTTATTTCTTCAAAGTCATCAAACGAATTTGCAAAGCCATCAAGAAAGCTGTCTACATAGCCTGAGGTAAATTGAGATGGTGAAATATTCGATTGAGATGAACTTATATACAGCCTGTTTCCGTCAGGGTCGTAAAAATAATGGTAACCGTCATGAGCTTTATGCGTCCACTCTTTAGGAATATCAATAGAAAAAGGAGTTATATCATACCACTCAAACAAATCGGTTTCTGAGGTATCGTTAGAGGTTTGATTGGTAGAAGTTGTTACCGGTTCTTGAATATCAGGTTGGTTGCTACATTGCGAAATGGCAGTTACCGCAGTGGCGGTCAATATCAAAGCTATCAGCAAAGCAATGTAAAAATGTGGAGTGCGATATATAGGCTTTTTTTCAGTCGTTTTTTCAGCTTCTCCCGTAGGGCTGAATTTGTTTTTTTGATATGTATGGCATATCGGGCAAAATACTGAATTATTCGGTATGATGTTACCGCAACTTTCACACTTGCAGGGTTCTGTGTTTTTAGATTCGTCGTCTTTAAACAGAGCAACCTGTTCAATCTTTGCACCACATTCATTGCAAAACTTTGAGCTGGCAGGAATCTCAGCACCACATTTTGGGCATTTCATTTATAAATCCTCCTCTTTTTGATATATATATTGACAAAATATATATCATATACTAAAATAATATTAGAGAGGTTCAGACTTCTCACTATTCCTATTTTTCCTACCATAGTTGCCGCTATGGTAGGTTTTTCTTTTTGTTGATAAAATCTGCAAATTGCTCCTTTACTTGCCGTTCAAGAGGGTGCAGATAAAAGGCATTTCTGCGTTCGAGCTCTGCCATTCGTTCAGCCCTGTAGGTTGCCGCCTCAAGGCTGATGTCGCATAAATTTGTAATTGCAGCGGCATTGATTGCTTGCATTTCGTGCAACACACAAGCCGGAGCTAACAAGTCCCGAGCAAATACATTTGCCGAATGTTCGGCATCATCAGTTATTAAAAAGCCGTTGCCGTCAGCTTTAAATAAATGCCCTAAGAAAATGTGTCCAAGCTCGTGTGCGATTGTGAATCTGCATCGCTGAGGAGATTGCTCATCAGCATAGACGATGTACAGCTTATCATCTTGCATCAAAGTTATTCCGCTCTCATTTTGGTGTAGCAGATTGACCGCTGAATTTTTCAGCAAAGTAATATCAGCTTGTTTAGCTATTTGGCTTACCTTAACAGGCAGACTGTTAATTTTATAGTCGATTAAACATTGCCAAGAGGCATTGCGTGCCTGTTTGTATTTACCATAATTCAAATTTTATCACCTCATAGGTATTGTAACCTATGGGGTGTTTTTTATTATGTACTTATAAATCTGTATCGTCAGGCTCAAACTTACTGAGATCAGGAAGATTAACTATTTCAATAGGTTGACTGTTGCCGTCACTTCGTGCGGCTTTTACGGTCGGTATCAATACTTCATCTTCCACACCGAGCAATCTATCGACTGCAGGTTGCATTTCTGGGTTATTTCTGTATGCGATTATAAGTTTCTTTTCTTTGTCTGATGTTTCAAAAGGTAGTTTAACCGCATTGCAATTTTGCAAATCATTTATGCTAATTCCCAAACCTGCACAAATTTTAATCACACTATCAACAGCAGCTCCACCAATAGAGCCGTTAAGCATAGATCTAAGTGTGCTGTATGGTATTTCAATTTTTTCGGCAAAGGTTTTTACACTAAATCCTTTGTCACTTATTAACTGTTTTATGTAATCTTCTCTTGTCAAGTTAATCACCCTTTACTATTACTGATTGTAACACGCTGTTTACGAAAAATCAATACTAAAATGCGAAATTTCGTAAAAATATTTTTAAAAATCCGTTGACAAGTGCGAAATATCGTGTTATATTTAATACAGAAACACGAAATATCGCATTTAGGAGGTGAAAAATCGTGTTTGACAAAATTGAAGTAATCATTTTTGAAAAGAAAATGAAAAAGAAAGAAGTTGCCGAGAAAATGGGAATTTCATACGGACAGTTCTGTGCAAAAATGCGTGGGGAATATCCATTTACGCTTGATGAAGCTCTCCGCTTAAAGTCGGTTTTACAAACTGATTTATCTATCGAAGATTTATTCGGTTCGGCGGCTTAACTTATTACCTCAGAAAGGAATGATAAAAATGGCACTAACCATATATGCTGTAGTCGCTACCGTAGTAGCGGTAGTGGCAATCATAAAAGCTGTAAAATGGAAAATTGCTACAAGAGCAATGGTGGTTTATTGTATGAAGAATTTCAGAATACCCACAGACAAAGAACTTGCCGACTGCTCCAAAGAAGCCGCCGGCAAGACAATAAGATTTAAGTAATTCCAAATTGAGCTTTTATAAGCTGAGTAACAACATTCGCTGATATTTGTGTTATTGCAGAAAGCGAGTGACTTCCCACGGTTCCGGCAATCTTCTTAACTTTATTCCATATATCATCGTTACGAATATTTGCTAAAAACTTGTGACCTTCGGGAGTTAAATCACCTACTTCTAAATAATCGCCACCGTCAGTAGCGAACATTGAAGTAATTAAACCTGCAAGTTTGCATTGTTTAATATGGTAGATAATTTCGTCATGAGAGTATGGTTGAAGCCTTTCAAAATCGTTGCTGAATTTACTGTATCGAAAGGATTCGTTGAAATCACACACTTCTTCTACACTCAAAAGAATATCACGAACACAGTCGTTATTTAAACGCATAAGCATCACCTCCTTACAATTTGATTTTAGCATTGTAAGGAATAAAACACAAGAAAGGAATGGTAAAAATGATTGACTGTTCAAAAACAGAGAATTATTTCGCTGAAAAGCTAAGGATGACTAAAAGAACAAGGCAGGAAGGATGCAAAATTAAATGTTCAGAGTGTCCGCTATCCAACCAAAATAACGGGACATCTGAATTTATGAGCTGTATAACTTTTGAAATGTATCATCCTGAAAAGGCAATTGCAATTGTACAAAAGTGGAGCAATGAGCATCCGCCAAAGACATATCTTACGGAGTTCTTGAAAAATTATCCGAACGCTCCGCTTGACGATAACGGAGCACCTAAAGGTGTATGTCCACATACGTTAGGACTGATGGACATAGATAATTGTGACGATAACTGTATTAAATGTTGGAATCAGCTTATTGAGGGCGATGAAAAGTAATGGACTTAGAAAAGGTTGCTATAATGCGACTTTGTGACGGAGCAGAAATAAGTAAACGCTACTATGATAAACCGCTTATGCTTTGTTATTCAGGGGGTAAAGACAGCGACATTATTTTAGATTTAGCGATTAAATCGGGTATAGACTTTGAGGTCCAACATAGTCACACAACGGCTGATGCTCCCGAAACAGTTTACCACATACGAGATAAATTCAAGGAGTTAGAATCTAAAGGCATAAAATGCAACATTGATATGCCGAGGTACAAGGGCAAGCCGACCTCTATGTGGTCACTGATAGTACAAAAAGGTATTCCCCCCACACGGTTAGTAAGATATTGTTGTGCAATTCTGAAAGAAACAGGCGGTAAGAATCGTGCCCTCGTCACAGGGGTGCGGAGAGCGGAAAGCACGAAAAGACAGTCGAAAGGAGTTATTGAAACCTATACTCCTAATCCTTCCGATAGAATTATCCTTAACAATGACAATGACGATAAGAGGCAGATAGTTGAACATTGTCAGTTGCAGGGAAAAATAATATTCAACCCTATTTGCGATTGGTCGGATAATGATGTTAAGGAGTACATCAACCAAGAGCATCTTATTCTTAATCCGTTATACAATTGTGGATTTAATCGTGTTGGATGCATCGGCTGTCCGTTGGCAGGTAAAAAGAAGAGATTTGCGGAATTTGCACGATATCCCAAGTACCGAAAAATGTATATAAGAGCATTCGACAAGATGCTTGAAGTGAGAAAGCAAAGAGGCAAAGCTACACAACACGCTAACGGACTTGAGGTTTATCACTGGTGGATGCAGGATGGTGTTTTGCCGGGGCAATTAAGTTTTGACGGAGAGGATTGGTGAAGAGCGATGATTGAAAAAGAATTAAAAATCCGTGATTTTTGCGGTGACTATGCATTGGATATACCGTTCGCAGATGGTAGTGTAAACACGATATACTTTAATTCAAAACGAAATGCCGAAACAGTTAAGCATATTATCGAAGTTGACGGTAGTAAACCCAATCATGCTACGGTGTGTGAAATGGAAGAAATCAGGCACGGAAAGTGGGAATACGACAGCGGGGATGTCGACTATACAAATTATTTATGTTCTGAGTGTAAAAATTTTTTCACTTTTTACGAGGGCATTGATTTGTATCCATATTGCCCTTATTGCGGTGCAAAAATGGATAAGGAGGAGAACAATGCCTGAACTGAAAATTAAGCCTTGTCCGTTTTGTGGTGGCGAAGCGTTCTTGAAAGATGGTAACCCTACAACATTTGGAACTTTTGAAGCATTAGTAATTTGTAAAAATTGTTCCGCAAGCGTTGTTGGTGTATCAAGGATAAATTTTGCAACATGCAGATTTGAAAAAAATGGCTATGACTTAGCACGGAAACAAGCCGTTAAGGCTTGGAACAGGAGATTTGAGGTGATTAAATGAACGACAAAATACTCGTCAACCCTAAAACAAATCAGGAGTACAGAGATGTACCGCCGACCGTGGCGGCTGAATATCTCGGAGTTGCTCTCAATTATGTTTATGAGGGTTTAAAAAAACAAACCCTGCCTATCGGGTCAGCCGTACAGAGCGACAAAGGCAGATGGACCTACAACATACCGATTGACCGGCTAAAGGCCTATGCAAGCGGTGCAGATATATCATTGCTCACCGTCCTGCTCAACAAATTGCTCGGCAGCGGCAACGCAATCATAGACGAAAGGACGGTATAAAAATGATAAATTCGCCGTGCTACGGCTGTCAGATACGGACGACAAGATGTCATACAGATTGCGAAAGATACCTCGAGTACAAATCAAAATGTGACAATCGCCGAGCCGAACGCTCTAAAAATTATGACTTTTTTAATTACGTCTGTCATAAAATCGACATCCATACGAGATGTCGCAAATCAAATAAATAACGAAAAGGAGCATTGCGATTATGATATTTAAAAACATACAGACTAAAAAAACGCTGAAAGACAAGCTGTTCTTCAGCGAATTAACGCTTGACCACATACGCAAAAGTCTTAAAAACACAGAATCAGCACTTGATGCAACGACCGCAAGCAACGAGTTTGTTAAAAACAGAATAGCAAAAATCATAAACTCGCTGTTTGCAATGTGCAGTGCAGAGGGGCTGAGCGTACCGCCCGAGGTTGAGAATATTCTCGCTGAGCTCACCCTCAAGAATGTTGTTGAGCTTGAAGAAACTGTTGACGGTGTAGTTTGCAATCCGATTGAGGCAAACCAATGAAAAGATTAACCATAAATCAAAACAACAAAATCAAAGTCAAGGACATCTACGGCAAAATGCACGACTGCAAAGATGTCCCGAGGGAGTTTTATGGCTGTATTCGCAAACTTTACGACTACGAAAATACAGGATACACAATTGATTTTATTGACAACATACCGCATATACTCAAAGATATGCGTGAATGCTTATTAAATCCATCGGTTATAAATATTAGAATGTGTTTGCATATGATTGATTACATTTTAAACACAAAAGAAAAAGACCGTTGATTGCTTGCACTACAATCAACGGTCGGCAAATAACACAAGGCTATCTGCAATGTATAAATACAGTTTAACATTATTGTATCAGATGACCTTGCGAAAATCAAGGAGATTATATAAATGAATAAAAAATCTAAATTACAAATGATACCCACTGACAAACTTCATCCACACCCTGATAATCCAAGAAAGGTTATCGGCGATGTTTCGGAACTTGCGGAATCTATCAAAGCAAACGGTATCTTGCAGAATTTGACCGTAGTGCCAAACAATGATAACTGGGATGATTTTACCGTTATCATCGGGCATCGCAGGCTTGCAGCGGCAAAGCAGGCAGGCTTGACCGAACTGCCGTGTGCTGTTGCTGAGATGACAGAGAAAGAACAGCTATCAACGATGTTGACGGAGAATATGCAGAGGTCCGACTTAACCGTATATGAAGAAGCAAAGGGATGTCAGCTGTTGCTCGACCTCGGTGATACGGTCGCAGAGGTCGCCGAAAAGACAGGCTTTTCGGAAAGCAAAATAAGGCGGAGAGTAAAACTCTGTGAGCTTGACGAAGAAGCTTTCAAAGAGAGTCAAATCCGACAGCCTACCCTTGCAGACTATGACCGATTGAATCAGATTAAGGATATTGATGTAAGGAATAAATTGCTTAAATCAATCGGAACGAATAATTTCGATAATCTTTTGTACTCTGCTGTTAAGAAGCAGGAAACAGAGGAAGAGAAAGAAAAAATTGAAAAGCTCTGTCTTGAACATGGAATGACTAAAGCGCAGAAATATGACGAAATTCCAAGTAATTATGAATATACGGGATTTTTTGCGCTCAAAGATTTGATCGGTAAAGACTTTGCGGACGGCAGGAAAAGATATTTTTATTTTGGTTACGGCTCAAACATTTATATTTACGCAGAAGCATTTGAAAAGCAGGAAAAGAACGATGCCGAAGAAGAAAAGCGAAAGCTTGAAGAGCAGAGATGGGACGAGCTTGTTGAACAGGCGGAAGAAATAGATGAGCGCTGCGAGGCTCTCAGAAGAGGCTTTATGCTTAATACGAATTTCAATGACAGCAACAAGAAGCAGGAGCTTGTGAAATTTATAGTCGCCCAAGTGGCGGCAGGAACCAGTAACAGAGATTCTCGTTTTGAAGAAATTATCGAACACTTGAATATGATGAAAACATAGATAGCTACATCAACGAACATTGGAGCGATAACAGTGGCAGAATGCTTATGGCGACGGCATATGCTTTGTGTCAAAGTAATAGTTATGAAAGATTCAGCTTTATTCTTGTGGGATATAAAAGCAAAACGATCAGCCGAAAAATCAATCCCGAACTTAACAGATTTTATAATCTGCTATGTAAACTCGGCTATGTGATGAGTGACGAGGAGATACAGCTCCGTGACGGCACACATCCGATTTTTACAACAGGCGAAGTAAAACAAACTAAATAAGTTAATCACGCTCTGCACAGCGAGATTATATATTCCCTCTTTTGATAAATTATATACCTATCTACTTTCTTTCAGTAATATTACCGATTCGGGCAGGTGCAGATGCCCGAACAAATTAACCGATAACAAGCTCTGCACAGCTTGTTATATAAAACTCGTTTACTCCTCTTTAAATAAATTCTGACATTGAAAGCGGAGCAGGTGCAGATGGTCCGCTTTATGAAAGCTAAATTATGATAAACGAACAAATATCTTTGTTTGACATTGAAGAAACAAAACCTATCAAAGCGAAAATTGAAAATGTCAAACTTGAAAGAATGAAAAAACAATCAAATGAAGCGGTTGAGACAGGCAGAAAAGAAATAACTACCGAAGCTATCAACGAGTTGTTTGGCATTAAAGAAAGTTTTGAACTGCCCGAAGTTTTACTGCGAAAGCTGTTAAATAAGCAAGAGAAAGACGAACTTTGCCGTGCTTTTATGCAGTTTAAGTTTGATATGTCAAATGACTGCCTGCGTGATTACTTTCAGGCAAATAACGCAAACCGCAACAATCTAAAACAGGATTACACTCCCGATTGTTTATGTAGATTGATTTCGGAGCTTGTTCCCAAAACTGACGAAGTGATAGATATATGCAGCGGAACAGGAGCATTGACCGTAGGAATGAGCAGAGACATTCAGTACCAATGCGAAGAAGTTTCTGCTATGAGTATTCCGGTATTGCTCTTTAATTTGGCTTTACGAAATTTAAACGCAACTGTTTTGCAGAAAGATGTTTTGCTCAACAAAGTTGAAAAAGTGTACAAGGTAAGCAAAAGCGAAGATTTCAGCGATATTGTAATTTTAGATAATTACAGAGAAATAAAAGCGGATGTTGTTGTTTCAAATCCGCCATACTCGCTCAAATGGAAACCAAAGAGCGACAAACGCTTTGAGGGATATGATTTAGCTCCGGCAAAAGCGAGTGACTTTGCTTTTGTACTTGACGGCTTGTCAAGGCTTACTGAATCGGGACAAGCGTTCTATATTCTTCCGCACGGTGTACTTTTCAGAGGTGCGGCAGAGGGCAAAATCAGAAAACAACTCATCGAGAATAATCTGATTGATACGATTATCTCATTACCTGAGAAAATGTTTTTAAACACTTCTATACCTGTTTGCGTTGTAGCATTTAACAAAGCTAAGGTATCGGATGACATCTTGTTTATTTCAGCGGAAAAACTGTTTGTAAAAAACGGCAAGCAGAATGTTATGACTGATGAACATATCAAGCGGATTGCGGAGACTTATTGGAACAGAAAATCAGTTGATAAATTTGCAAGTCTTGTAAGTTTATCAAAAATCAAAGAAAACGAATATAACCTCAATATACCACGCTATGTAGATACATACGTACCCGAAGAACTGCCACCGCTTAGTGAAATCACGCAAGATATAATCAAATGCAACCTTAACATCAATAAGGCTACAAATGACCTTTTGCAGATGTTGCAAGAGCTTTGTGGCGATGATGAGTACAATAAGATTAAATCTGATTTTGTGGAGTTCTTCAGCAAACAAGATATTGTCGGTCAAACAATGATTGATTTTCTTAGATTGCAAAATCTTGAAAAGAAAACAAATTATATTGTATCCCACGCAAAAAAGGAACGCAGACCTATTCTTGAACTTGCCGACTTCGAAAGAGTAAAAAAAGGTAAGATTTACGAGGCAGGAACAGTTTACATTCAGCTGTCGGCAACTGACGGTAAGGTTAAGTTTTTAACCGAGAATAAAGAGCTGGAAACAAAGTACGGTGTTTTTCTTCCTAAAACAAAAAATATCGGTTCAAGATACTTGTTCTATATGCTTGATTTTGAAATGCCGTCTTTTTTGCGGAAATATCAAAACGGTATGAACATAAATCCTGACATCTTTAAGTATTTGCAAGTTACTTACTATCCCGAATACAAATACCAAAAAGAACTTGTAATGATTCTTGATGATATCCAATTTATGTATGACCAAGAATTGAACGAAAAAGAAAAATGGGAATATTTCAAAAAGTTTCATTTAAACGGTATGTTCCCGACTTAAAAAGGAGCGTGAAAATGGCATTCCCCGAAAAATTAAAAGCGTTAAGGCTTAAACATAAATTAACGCAAGAAGAATTAGGTGAAAAACTCTGTTTGAGCAGAACAAGTATATCTTACTATGAGCAGGGAAAATTTGAACCTGATATTAATACCATAATAGCTATATCAGATTTATTTAAAATTTCGATAGATGAACTGTTGAAATGAGGTTTGACAATGAAAATAAAAAAAGCATTCGACATATGTAAAAAGAATAAAGTTATTTCAATCTTTGGTAATGAAAAAGGTGAGCAATGGCTGTCAGATGGCTATGCGGTCTATCCTATTTTTGGCTTGCCGAAACTCAATGAAGATTACATATGCAAACTCTATGACATCAACGATGCGCAGAGAGATAAGATTAGATTTACAATCAGTCAAACCAAGCCGTTGATTGATGTTGATGATTGTTCGGCGGATGAAACACCGGCTGAAATGTGGGATATAAGCATTATATACGACGGTAAAGTAATGCTCCCGATTAGCACCGCAGAGGGCTTAATGTTTATTGACAGAGTATATCTTAATCCTTTTGTGGATATGCCAAACGAAACAATGGCACTTGCACTGCGTAAGGACTTCAAAGGTACTCCGTACTTCGCTGTTAAATTTGGAATGATTGCATACGGCTTTATATGTGCTTATGAAATTGTTGATGAAGATTTTGTGAGACAATTGAAATCATTATACATTGAAAGCGATATGATTTTGAAAAACAAGAAAGGATGACCTGCCGATGAAGCAGTATGAAGCTGACCAACAGCGGAAGTTATTTCAGTGGACGACCTTCATCCGGGCAAAGTATCCTGAAATTGATTTGATGTTTCACATTCCAAATGGCGGAAGTCGAAATAAACTTGAAGCGGCCAACCTAAAAAGGCAGGGAGTGAAAGCAGGTGTGCCGGACTTATTTTTGCCTGTCAGCCGTGGAGGCTATCACGGATTGTTTATTGAATTAAAACACGGTAAAAACAAGCCAACCGAAAAACAAACCGAATGGCTTAAAAGCCTTAATGAACAAGGCTACGCTGTCGCTGTATGTTATGGTCGCAACGAGGCAAGCGAAAAAATATTAAAGTATTTGAAATTAGGTGAAATAAATGAGTGAAGAAAAAAAGAAACGAGGTCGCAAGAAGAAACTCGACCGAATAGACAGAATGTGTCTTTACTGTGCCGATTACAATGCAAAGCACGGCACAAGTTACAGCTATGGCCAGTTTGTTGCGCAGATAGCCGCAGGAAAAATTAAAAGACTTGGGTTATACGACTACAAAGGAGGTCTTGCTGAATGAGTGAAAACGAAAAATCGGTTGCAACGGAAATGCAAGACAATCCGACACCGGCAGAAACATTGTCAGAACTCGACAAACTTGTGATAGGCTTTATTGACGGTGACCTTGATGTGGCTACGCTCAATAGCTTGGATATGTTTAATCGTTGGTTAGTGTTGTCGATGTCTGCCATATACAGCTGCACAAAGATAGGCTTACTATCCGCTAAGTCTTGCGTCAAGGCTAAGTATAAATTATTGCAAGAGTATCGCAGATTTAGAACTGACACATTTTTTGCTGGCAAAGAGCATATCGAGTGGATTAAACGCACAAGAGAAACCTCCTGCAAGCTAACGGAGCTGTCAAAGGCAATTGCTGATCACGATACTAATGTGTTGCAAATCGCTTTACAGATAATTGACCTGCTCACAAAGCACGATGTATATAACAAACTTTTTATCTTATCGGACACATCGGATACATACAAGGAAAAATGTTTAAAAACACTAACCGAAAATGATACAGCGTTTTTGGACGAGTTCGGCAACATACCATTTGTGGATTTGCTCTTTAAATTTTACAAGTCAACGGAAGAAACGAGAGCATCAGAAATTTTCAAAGAGCTGGATGCTGATAACATTAGAAAGGTAGCTTGTCACGTGCCGGTTAAGTCGGATGATTGTCGAGGAATCGCAAAAAGCTACAAAGAATACTTCGGTATTTAAAGTAAGGCAATATTCTTGCCGTGTGCAAAATCTTAAAGAAAATTCAAATCAAGTTAAATCCTATATTCAAAAAAGTAATCAAAGCGACGACTTCCGCTTTTGATTAAGCTGTTAAAAAGAATGCACCAAAAATCAAACACACAATTGCAGCGGCAAGGTTGCACAGAGCAGTAGTTCGGTGGTCAGACGGACTACTGCATATTTATATCATCTGACTTTTTAATACGATAACAGAATAATAATAGTCACAAAAAAGGAGTTGAGATACTCCTTTAATAGCCTGCTCAAGGAATTAATTAAGTGACCGTTTTAGTTTTTACATATATAATAAAGGATTAAATATGTTTACGTACAAAGCCGAAATTAAATCAGGCCCTTTGCTTGAGGTTAAATATTACAAGTCCATTCGCAAACGTAATAAGAAAAATCTTGCTCGACAAATCAATCAATCCCGAACAAACGAAAAGCAAGCCAAAGCAAACCGCATCAGAGGAGAACAACACACACAGAGGCTTATCCTCTGCAACTTCTCTGAGGGGGACTGGTTCGCAAGATTCTCCGCTCCGTTTGGCAAATTTACCGAAGATGAATTTGAGAGGGTTGTATCGAATTTTTTTAAGCGAGTGAAACGCAGGACAGATAAGAAACAAATCAAGTTTAAATACATCGGCTACTGCGAATGTGGCAAGCTCGGAAAGAATTGGCATTTGCACATCGTGATTGAAGATTGCGTCAGAGAAATATTAACGGAGTGTTGGCCATGGAAAAACGGAATCAATTTCACACCACTTTACCAAGACGGAAACTATGCTGATCTTGCCAAGTACATCCGCAAAGATGTCAATGGTAAGAAGCGCTTGAAAACATCTCGCAACCTTGCCAAACCTGATGTCAAAGTTGTTGAAGGAAAAAAACGAGAATACAGAAAACTCGAACGAGGTGAGGCTTTGCCTTGTCCCGAGGGATATTATTTTTACAAAGACGAAATGTGGATAAATGACTACACAGGAGCAAGCTTTTATTTTACTTACTTGGCCGACACTCACAAACATAAAAAAATCGGAGGTGCAAGAATTTGAGAGATTCGACAAGAGATTACACCATTGCGCAATTTAGGACTTATGCCGCTCTCGGTTATCCGAGCAAAGCACAAGTCGTTGCCGATGAGACAATGCGTCAAGCGTTACGGCTTGACTTACTTGCGGTGATAGACACACTCAATGACTTGACAAACAGCGGCAAAGACTACATCTGTCAAGCTGTCAACGCTGTTTACTTTGTTGCACCAACAGCGGCATTGCATAAAGGTGAGATAAATTTGAGGGTGACTAAGTTTGCAGTTAGCAATTATACCGACGAACGCACGGTGTTTCGTTGGCTTAAAGAGGCACGATTGCTTTGTGCAAACTTTCGTGGGCTTAACATTTGTACATATTGCACAAAGAAAGATGTCAGTAGAAGCGATTAAACCTGTTGTAAAATTAAATTGTAATGATAAAACGAAAAGTAACAACGGACTGGATTGTCCGTCAAATCCGTGAGGGTAAGGCATATAGGTTTTATTTAACAGCTGATTGGCAAAGAGTTCGAGATGCAAAAAAAGCGAAAGAACATTACGAATGTGAACGCTGTCGTGCTGTGGGTAAGTACAGCCCTTGCGAGGCGGTACATCACAAACTGTATCTCAAAGCAAGGCCTGACCTTGCTCTTGATATTAACAACCTCGAATGTCTATGCAAAGACTGCCATTACAAAGAACATCACAAGTACGAATCAAAAAAATTAAAAGATGAGTTTGCCGAGAGGTGGTAAGTCAAAAAAAAGACATACCCCCGGGTAAAAAATCGAAAAATTCTGAGGTCAATGGATAACGGTGTAAAGGCACGACAGTTTGGTCTCGCGCACGCACACGAGGAATTTTTGAGAGAGGAGTAGGCACAAATGGCACAAATTAAAATTGCAGAAATCAAAGACAGCTTAATTGAGCAACTGACTTTGAAGGGGGCAAACATTGAAGTCTATAGAGATTTAATTGACAGTTATATTTTTTACACGAAGCTTGAACGAAAAATGCAAACGGACATCCGCAAAAATGGCTTGACATACAAAGCTATCAGTGCCACAGGAAAAGAGTATATAAAAGATAATCCTTCTGTCAAAAACGCAGTAATGTACAACAAGCAAAGACTTGCGATTCTTTCGCAAATGGGGCTATCAATCGACAAGGTCGAAAGTGATGTAAATGACGAACTGTAAATACCTTGACGATTACATAAAGCAAGTAAAAAGTGGTCAATATCGTGTATGCAAAGAGCAAATACAGCTTGTAAATTTCATAGAAAAAGTATTCGAAAATGAGCAAGTCTATGTTGACAATGAGCAGGTTGAAAAGTATTTTGCTCTACAGAAATATTTTCCATACGAATTATTTGCATGGGAAAAGTTTTGTTTTATTCTGCATAATTGCACATATTCCGCACCGGGTGTATTAAGATTTCCCGATTTAGTTTGTGTGGTCGGGCGAGGCGCAGGAAAAAATGGCTATCTTGCATTTGAAGATTTTGCTCTGCTCACGCCTGTCAATGGCATACGCAATTACGATATTGACATTTGTGCAACATCAGAAGAGCAAGCAAGCACAACCTTTAATGACATCTACGGAATTTTGGAAAACAATTCTACAAAAATGCAGCGGCATTTTAAGTGGAACAAAACAGAGATTACAAACATAAAGACTAATTCGACAATCAGATACAGAACTTCAAACAGCAAAACGAAAGACGGAGGCAGACCCGGTAAAGTCGACTTTGATGAAAAGCATGCATACGAAAATTATAAGCTTATTGATGTTTTCACAACAGGCTTAGGTAAAAAAGCTATGCCACGCAGAACAACAATTACAACCATGGGAGAGGTTCGGGACGGACCACTTGACAACGAGCTTGCCGCCGGTCTTGAAGTGTTGAATGGTGATGCATCTGACAACGGCACTCTTTATTTCATATGCAGGTTAGACAATGAAAAAGAGGTATATGAGCAAGAAAATTGGTACAAAGCAAATCCGTCGTTGCAATATTTTCCAAACCTATTGAGAGAAATTCAAAAGGAATTCGAGGATTGGAAGCGTGATAAGGTGAACAATTCATCTTTTATGACTAAGCGTATGAATATCCCAAAAGGCACAGAAGCCCATCCTGTTACCTCATGGGAAAATATCAAAGCAACAAACAGACCACTCCCCGACCTTGAAGGTAAGCCGTGTGTTTTTGGTATTGACTACACAAAAACTACTGACTTTTTGGGTATCGGTTTAATGTTTTTGATTGACGGCTCAATCGTATGGAAACCGTTTTCATGGTACTGCTCACAATCTGCGGATTTGGGCAGGATAAAATTCCCCTATGCTCAACAGCCTGATTTACAAAGGGTTGACGGAGCGGAAATCCCCCCTGAAATTGTCGCCGACTGGTTGAGAAATCAGAAAGAACATTACAACATTGTCGGCGGAGCGTTAGATAACTACCGCTATACATTACTCAAAGAGCCGTTAATGCAGTTAGGTTTTGAATGTGACCGTAAAGGCAGAAATAATCTTAAACTTGTAAGACCGTCAGACAAAATGCTTGTAGCTCCTCTGATTGCTTCGGATTTTGCTAATCATCGTGTTGTTTGGGGTGATTCGGCACTTATGCGCTGGTACACAAACAACACTTCTGCCGTTGAGGATAAAAACGGCAATATCATATACGGAAAGATTGAGCCAAAATCACGAAAAACAGACGGATTTATGGCGTTCGTCGCCGCATATACACAGCTTGATTTGCTGAAACAAAATCAGCCGATGACGGTTGATGAACTCAAAAATTGCTTTAACGCAATTGTATTTTAAGGGCAGGTGAAAACAAAAATGAAAGTAATAAACTGGGTGAAAAATCTCTTTAAAAAAGATGCCGTTGCAGCGGAATTTAGCGAGGACGGCTCAACAGTCGATGAACAGAGATTCCACTTGACAGAACTTGCCTTATTTACAGCGATTGATTTTATCGCAAGGAGTTTGGCAAAGTGCGAATTTGTGACGGTAAACAATAACCGAGAAAGTCGCAAAGCTGAATATTATCTTTGGAACTATTCGCCGAATAAGCATCAAACCAAAATCGAATTTTTTACACAGGCTGTCGCAAAATTAATTTTTGACAATGAACTGTTAATTATCGAAACAACCGACAATCAGCTTTTAATTGCGGACAGTTTTTCGAGAACAGAACACGCATTGATTGATGATTCTTTCAGCGGTGTTACTTGCCGAAATTTTACATATCAGCGAACTTTTTTAGAGAGCGAGGTAATGTACCTCAGATATAACAACTTTGCTCTTAACGGCTTATTGGCTGATATGTGCAATACATATGAACAGTTAATGTTGTCGGCTCAGGAAAGATATAACAAAGCGGTCGGCCACAAAGGCATTTTGGAACTTGAAAATTACAGCTTTGGCGATGAAAATTTTGCCGAAACCTACAATAAAGTGCTGTCAAAGCAGTTTAAATCATTTTACTCAAACAAAAACGCTGTTATGCCGATTTTTAAGGGTATGAAATATTCAGAGCCCTCAACCGATGCCGGAAAGACTACGAACAGCGAGATTAACGACATTCAAAAGTTGAAAACTGAGGCGTACACGATTGTCGGCAACGCTTTGCATATACCTCCGGCAATTTTAAGCGGTGAAGCATCGCAATTGTCTGATGCAATGGATTGCGCTATTGGTAATGCAATTGATCCGATTGCAAATATGTTTGAGCAAGAGATTACAAAAAAGAGATTCGGTAGCACCGAATTTAGCAAAGGTAATTATCTCTTAATTGACACAACAACAGTCAGACATATTGACGCAATCAGTCAGGCGAATAATCTTGATAAGTCAATTGCCAGCGGTGTGTTGACACCTGCACAGGCTCAAAAATATTGCAATATGCTCCCTTGTCCAGAGGCTTGGGCACATACATATTACATTACCAAAAATTACCAAACAATAACAAACGCCCTGAAAGGTGGTGAATAAATGAAAAGTAGAAATTACAACATCAAGCAGATTGCAGAAAATCAGAACGTTTTGCAAATTTATCTTTACGGTGAAATTGAGCCGAGCTGCTTGAATATTTGGGGCGACCTCGTAGGATCCAAGACAAGCGCTGAATATATTCGCAAGGCGATTGAAAAAGCAGGCGAAATTGAAGGCATTGAGCTCTATATTAACTCAATCGGCGGTTATGTCGATGAGGGCGTGTCGATTTACAATCTGCTAAAAAGGCAGAGTGTGCCGGTCACTGCATACATTGACGGTATGGCTTGTTCAATCGCTTCTGTTGTCGCAATGGCGGCTGACAAGATTGTAATGCCGTCAAACACAACAATGATGATTCATCATGCAATCGGCGGCTGCTACGGAAATGCGAAAGAGCATAGAGAATTTGCAGCTCAGCTCGACAAAATCAGCGAAGCGAGTACAAATTCTTACCTTGTGCATGCAGGCGATAAGCTCACGAGGGAAACCCTCGAGCCGCTCCTCAACGCAGAAACATTTCTGACTGCACAGGAAGCTTTTGACATCGGCTTGTGTGACGAAATTCTTGATCCGGTTGACTTAACCGAATCAAAAGAAATCGTTGACGATGCACAACAGAAGAAAAATCCGAAGGCAAAACAGGCAGCGGCAGAACTTGCAAAAATGCTTGGTGCAAAGCCTGAACCGCCTGAACCACAGACACCACCCGAGTCAAAACCGAAAAATCCCGAAGAAAAGGATAGCTTTGGCTTTATTGAAGAGTATTTCAAAAACAAAAATTATTTATAAAGGAGATTAAAAAATGAAGAATCTTGACGCGATTAAGAACGCAAAAGCAAAGTTTGCACAGAACTTGAAAACTGCCATTGATTCAAAAGACGAAACAAAAATGACCGAGGCTCTCAATGCCTACGCTGACAGCATCCAGCAGTCAATCATTGAGGTTGCACAGGAAATTGGTGAAACAGCCGACAACACAATCCTTGCCAAGAGAGGATTCAGACAGCTTACATCGGCAGAACAGAAGTTTTATAACAATCTTGTCACATCGGCAAAATCTGCCGATGTTAAGCAGGCTCTCACAGGTCTTGATGTTACAATTCCGCAGACAATTCTCGATACAGTGCTTGAGGACATTACAAGCAATCATCCGCTCCTTGATGCAATCGGCATTGAAAATACATACGGCTCTGTTAAGGCAATCTTTGCCACAGACACAAAACAGCTTGCCGCTTGGGGCGCATTAAATTCCAAAATCACACAGGAGCTTGCAGGCACAATTCAGGAAAAGGACTTCTCAACATCAAAGGTAAGCGCCTTCGTTCCTGTTCCAAAGGATATGCTCGACCTCGGTGCTACATACATCGACGCATATGTCCGCAGAATCCTTGCTGATGCACTTGCATACGCATTTGAGGACGGCTTCATCAACGGCGACGGCAATGGCAAGCCGATTGGTATGCTTAAAGACCCCGAAGGAGCAGTAAAAGCGAACGCTTACACCGAAAAGACGGCAACAAAGCTCACAAGCCTTGATGTGAAGTCATATATGGATGTTGTTGCCAAGCTTGCGAAGGGCAAGGGTGGCAAGACAAACAACATCACATCGGTTGACCTCATCGTTAATCCTGTGGATTATCTCACAAAGATTATCCCTGCTACAACTGTGCTTGCAACCGACGGCTCGTACAAGAACAACCTTTTCCCATTCCCGACGAATGTTTATCCGTCAGAAATGGTTACGGAAGGCACTGCTGTTATTGGTCAGCTCTCAAGATATAAAGCTTGCCTCTCAACAGGCAAGGAAGGTAAGCTTGATTACTCTGACCAGTACCAGTTTCTTGAAGACAATAGAGTTTATCTCATTAAAGCTTATGCAACAGGTTTTTCACTTCACACAAACGATTTTCTTAAGCTCGATATTTCAGCGCTCAATCCTGCTGAAATTAAGGTAACTCTCAATCAGGCAGCAACAGCTTAATTTATTGCGGAGGTGTTGAACAATGGGAATTATAAGCGATGTAGTTAATATGCTCGATTTTGACCGTGAGCACATCGAAACAGATGAAAGCACAAAGTTGAAAATTGAACTGATTATAGCCAATGGAAAACAGCACCTCCGCGATTATAACCCTCTGCTTACTGATGAGGATTTTGAGCGACCAACAAGGGCAAGAAGTTTGTTGTTTGACTATTGCAGATACGCTTACTCAAATGCGGTTGAAATGTTCGACCATAATTTTGAAAGCGAAATTCTGAAATTAAGGCAGGAGTATGAGGTGCAAATGTATGATACCGAAGAATAACATTGATTTTTTAACCTTTAATGACGGTGTTGCGAAAATCTACGAAACGGACGAAAACGACGACATCATTGCTGACAGCCTGAAAAAATATCGTTTCGGCGACGAAAAAATCGGGGTAACTCGTTTTTACGGTGCGAAACAAAATGACATTGAACTGTCGAAAGTTATCCATATCCACAAAGATGAAACTTTGAGAACGGATATGGCGGTCATCATTGACGGCACAAGGTTTAAAATCGAACAGATACAGCATGACAAAAGCAAAAATCCCCCTTGCTCAATTTTGAGCCTGTCACAGAGGGGACTGTATGAGGGTGGTGCAGATGTTTTTTAAGAATTACGACGAATTTGTCGAACTTATTAAGTCTTGTGACATTAAATGCGTTGAGGCAGATTACAACAAATCAACTCCTGCTCCCTATCTTGTTTACTTTAAAGACGAAGAAACAGGAATTTACGCAGACGGTGGATTGCTTTGGAAAAATGCAAAAATCATCATCGAACTTTACACTGCAAGAGATGACCACACAAGCGAAACGAAGTTTGAGGAGTGGCTCAACGAAAACGGTTTAGGTTGGAAAAAGCCGAACCGAGCGTGGGACACAACAAATAAACTTTGTGTGAGTTATTACAATTTGGGCGTGACTTTTGATGAGTGATTACAAGAAAGTCGGCATCGACCGCCTCGGAGACGCCCTATCGAAAGAGCTGTCAACCTATTCGGCTGATGTGCAAATGGGCGTGCGTTTGTTGGTTGACGAAAAATCCGAAGAACTCAAAAACGAAATCAAAAAAAATGCACCTGTCGGCAGAAGAAAAAAATATCGCAAATCGTTCAGAGTAAAAATCACGAACGAAACATTCAGGTTTTACGAAAAAACAGTGTATGCCGCTAAACCTGAGTACCGGCTTACACACCTACTCGAAAAAACTCGTAAAAAGAGGGGTCAAAAAGGCGGAACGGTACAGCCAAAGGTGCATATTGCTCCAGCAACAGAGAAAATTCACGGCGAATTTGAAGCCGGAATAAAAAAGCTTATCAAATCATCGGAAGCTATGGGCGGCGGTGATTTGAGCGGAATTAAAAGAATTTAAAGACATAAGGAGTGTTTATTAATGAACAAAACTATTAGAAAAGTTGGTTATGCTGTGCTGACAGAAAGCAGCACAGGCGAGATCACATACGGTAAGCCCGTGTGGTTTAAGTCTGATAAGGCAGGCGGCAGAAGTATCGGTGCAGAGCCTATTGGCGATTCAAACACGATCTATGCTGACGGCTTACCTATTATTGTAGCGAGTGCAAACGGCGGCTACACAATCAGTCTTGAGCTTATTTCAGCAGTCGACGACATCGAAAAAGATTGGTTCGGCAATGATGAAGCAACAGAAGGCGGCATTGTCGAAAAGGGTGGCATTAAGGTAATGCCGAGATTTGCCCTCCTCGCTGCCAAGGAAACATACAAAGGTGACAAGCTCTACGAGATTGACACCTATTTTGACTGTGTAGCAGCAAGAGCGAGCAGAAACGACAAGACATCGGAAGGTAACTTCGACCCACAGTTCCCGACCTTTACAGTTACAGCAAAGCCGCGCCCTGACAATGACTTTGTACGCTATACATCATATGCCGATACTCTGCCCGACAGCGTTGTAGTTCCGACCGTTAAGGCTACAAAATCGGCAGTTCCTACAGATCAGGCCTCATCAGACACTACAAAGGCGGCTAAGAGCTAATGAAAGATACAGTTGTTATTAACGGCAAAGATGTTGAGGTTGAGGTTACGGCATATACAATGCTCATTTACGAGGACACATTTAAAGGCCACAGCTTTCTGCGTGATGCCGACCGTGTCCTTGTCCCGAATCTCAATGATGTAAAATTTGGCACTGCTGTAAAGCTTTTATGGGCAGCGGCAAAAACGGCAGACGATACGATTCCTAATTTTAAGGCTTGGTCAAAAGGAATCAGCATTAAGGATGCTATTTCTGCGATAGGTAAAATCGTTGATCTCATTGTTGACAGTCTTAAATGCGACAACCCAAAAGTGACAGCGACAGCGACCTAAACGGAACTTTCCTGACGGCAAAAGAGGTCTTATCTTATGCCGTCAGGTGTGGTCTGACTGTCGCTGATTTACAAAGATTTACAATAGGTTTTGTGATTGATTATGTCGAAACCTATTTCGCGTTACGAAACAATAAGAATATCCACGAAGATGAAGAAAAATATCGGAAAATGAAATCTGTATTGCCTTTCGTAACGGAAAGATTTGAAAACAAAGAAATCTCAACGGAGCAGTACAGCGAGTTTATGAACAGATATAAAGAATTGGAGGACAGATATGGCATCTACGATTAAAGGTATTACCGTCAAAATTGCCGGTGATACAATGGATTTACAGAAATCCCTAAAAGCTGTACAGTCCTCATCCTCGAGCTTGCAGAGAGAACTGACTGCAATTAATAAGCAGTTAAAATTTGACCCGGAAAACACTGTTTTGCTTACTCAAAAGCAAGAAGTGTTAAAAGAACAAATTGAAAACAGCAAATCTGCCCTTAAAAAGTTACTTGATGTGCAGGATCAGGTCGAAGAACAGGCCAAAAACGGCGAAATCTCAACCGAACAGTACAGAGCTTATCAGCGTGAAGTCGAAAAAGCGAAAAGCAAACTTGAAACTTTCGCTGAACAGCTTGCGGAAACCGAGGAAAAAGCAAACGCAATAAACCTCGAATCTGCCCGAAGTGAGATGTCAAAAACCGAAACAAGCGTTGGTAAAGTCGGCGACAGCTTTAAAAACCTTGAAAATAAGTCAAATAAAACTGATTTATCCAAGGTCAAAAAAGAAATGGATGATGTTAAGTCATCCGCTGATAACCTTAAATCTGCCGTCGGTGATGCCTTAAAAGAAGCAGGTGCAGCGGCAACAACGGTCGGCGGAGCGTTGACCGGAACTGTCATAAGTGCAAACAGTGAAGAAAAAGCTTTAAATTCTTTGCAGGCTCAAACCGGCTTGACCGCCGAGGAGATGACAAAGTACAAAGATGTCCTTGAAGATGTCTATAAGGGAAATTTCGGCGAATCTCAGGAAGAAGTTGCAAATGTCCTTGCTTTAATTAAGCAGACAACGAACGAGACCAATCCAAGCAAGCTTAAGGATATGACCGAAAATCTCTTTACTTTAAGAGATGCCTATGATTATGACTTCGTCGAAACGCTAAGAGCGGTGAACATGCTTATGGAGCAGTTTGGCATAACAGGCGAAGATGCTTTTAATCTCATTGCGCAGGGCAGTCAAAAAGGCCTTAATAAAAACGGCGATTTGCTTGATACAATCAATGAATACTCCGTACATTACAAGCAACTCGGCTATGATGCAAATGAATTTTTTAATTCGCTTGAAAATGGCTCTAAAGCAGGTACTTTCAGTATCGACAAGCTTGGCGATGCGATGAAAGAATTTGGCATACGCTCTAAGGACACAGCCTCGAGTACGCAGGAGGGATTTGCTCTTCTCGGCTACGGCGCAAAAGCTTCGGCTGAGGACATTCAAAAAGCTAAAGACGAAGTCGCAAAGCTCGAAAAAAATCTTTACTATGCAAAAGAGGAGCAAAAAGGCTTTAACGATTCAACAAGCGAATTGACAAAGCAAAAAAATGCCGACAAAATCGCAGAGTATTCCGAAGCTTTAAAAACAGCGAAAGAAAATCTTGCAAACCTCGAATCTGCAGGCAAAGGTACAAAAGGCAGTATTGAGGATTTGCAGGCAAGATTTGCGAAAGGCGGAGACAGCGCAAAATCAGCAACATCAGAAGTCTTAAAGGCTCTTTTTGAGATGGACGATAAGGTCAAGCAGAATCAGGCAGGCGTTGACCTCTTCGGTACGATGTGGGAAGATTTGGGCATTGACGGTGTAAAAGCCTTAATGAAAGTTAATGGCTCTGCCGACAAGACCAAAAATACCATGAAAAAGATTAAAGACATCAAATATGATGATGTTGAAGCTGATTGGGCAAGCCTTGGCAGAACGGTGCAAACTGATGTCATTAATCCTATTGGCAAATCACTATTCCCCGAAGTCAAAAAACTTTGTAATTTTGCGAGTAAGCATACCAAAGATATCATCCCTACGCTTAAAATTGTCGGCTCTCTCATCGGTGGCATTTGGGTAGGCAAAAAAACAACCGTTGTTGTAAGCGGTGTAAAAAGCCTTATAGGCGCATATAAAAGCCTCAGAACCGCTACAGAGACTGCCAAAATTGCACAGGAAGGTCTTAACCTTGCACAAAAATCAAACGCAATCGGTATCATCGTAGGCTTAGCGTTTACGCTTGTAGGCTCCTTGTGGTCAATTGCAAGTGCAAATGACGAAGCCAAAGAATCGCAAGACAAGCTTAACGAAGCTCAGGAAAAAGCAAAAGAAGAAATCAAAGAGCTTAAAGATGCCAACGATGAATATGTGCAGAGCAAAAAAGATGCGGCGTCAGAGGTTGAGAGTGAATTTAAATATTATGACGATTTGTGGGGCGAATTGCAAGGTATTGTAGACCAAAACGGCAAAGTCAAAAAAGGCTACGAAGACAGGGCGAAATTTATCACAAATGAACTGAGCAGAGTTACAGGGGATGAAATCACTTGGAACGGTAATGTTATAAAGTCTTATAAAGACCTTAAAGGCTCTATAGATAAAGCACTTGAATCAAAAAAAGCGCTTGCAATGTTATCGGCACTTGAAGAGCCCTATCAAACTGCTGTATCAGGCTTAAAAAGCGCAAAAAATGATGTTTCAAATGGTTATGTAGCAAAAAAAAGCGCACAAAAAGATGTAGATTTAGCTAAGGCGAAAGTTACACAAATGAGTGTCACTGGGCTTTCACCAAGTCAAATGGCTTTGAAATATGCAGGCTGGGGTTTTGAAAATGGTAAAATATCTCAGCAGTATTATCAAAAAATACTCAAAGATTTTCAAAATGGCGAAAATATGTATAAACATTTTGAAGATTTATCAAAATCCGTTGGAAGAGCTTACAGCGAGGCGCAAAATGAAGCTAAAAACAATTTAAAGGCTAAACAAATAGAGTTTGACAAAGCAGATGGCAAGTATAAAGAATATCAGAAAAAAGTAGTTGATTATTACACCACAATCCAAAATTATGAGAATCTCACAGCGGCAAACGCTAAAGGCAACACTGAAGAAATTAAAGCCGCAATGTCGGATTTGTCAAATAATTTAATCACTTATACCACCGGTAACAAAACTGCTCTTGAACAGCAGGTCAATGATTTTAAGACAAATGCCGAAAATTTAAGGACGGCATACAAGGACGGCGTTGAAGGCGTAACAAAAGACCAAGTTGAAGAAGCCGAAGAGTTGCAGGAAAGAGCAGAAATCGAGCTTGCTAAGTACAACGATATGTACGGAACGGTCGCTGCAATCGCTACGGGCAAAGCTAACGAAATCAACGCACAGCAGAAGAAAATCAAAGAAGGTTTTATTGATGCCGAAACAGGCTCGAAAGAGAGCCTTGAAAATCAGCTCACGAACTTTACTGCAAACTACGAACTCTTAAAAACTGCAATGGCTGAAAATCAACCGGGCGTAACCCAAAAAATGGTTGATAATGCAAAAGAGCTTGTAGATAAGGCGACTGGAGAGCTTAAAAAACTTGAAGGAAATAGTAAAGATGCGGCTGAAAAAGGCGTTAACGGAGCTGCCAACACGCTTGAAAGTAAAGATTCGAAAGAAAAACTTGAAAAAAGCGGTAAAACTGTAAAAAGAGCAGTAAAAAAAGGCGTTGGGGATACATACGCAGACGGCAAATCATTAGCCGAAATGTTTGACCAAGGTTATTTTGACGGCATAATTGATATGTTAGTTACATTATTTGGCGGTGAAGATAATCCAGCCGCACAAATGGTTAAGGCTAATATTACAGCGGCTGCAAAAGCGCAGGATTCACGCTCACCAAGCCGAAAAACCCGAAAGTTAGGCAGATATTTTGGCGAAGGTTACCGCCTTGGTATTGAGGATGAAATTGAAGAAACACAAAAGACGGTAAGGTCTTTAACATCGAGAGCCCTGTCAGCGGTTGAAGGTAATCCAATCGGAGCGATCAACAATAAATTTGCAGGCATTCGCACGCAAAGCCAAAATGCGACGGTAAACGGTCAAATGTTGAAAGCTGTTACAAATTCGCCTACGATTGAGATTAAATTTGCAGGCGATGTAAACATCAATAATGACATGGATGTTGACGAATTTAACCGCCGTGTATCAACTGCGATCGTGCAGACACTTGTCGGTGAAGTATCGAAGTGGGGAGGTTAAAAATGAGGCATAGTTTTACATACAACGGCACTGATTTACGGACAATAGGCTTTTTTATAGCTACACCTCCCAAATATCAAATAGCGAAACGCAGTTTTGATTTTACCTCTGTCTACGGCAAAAATGGCGGAGTGATTTCTGACAATGGCGTTTTTGATAATGTTGAAATGCAACTTGAAGTCAATAGTTATCCGTACATTGTACCAAACGAAAGCAATGCAGAGCTTGTAAGAGCATTCGCAGAATGGCTTACCGTTTGGGACGGTAAATATAAAATCTTTAGGGACACATACAACCCCGGTTATTTTACAAAAGCGATTTGCACAGGGGTCGAACCAATAGAAGAGGTTGCCCCCCTTTGCTTGTCAACGACTATAAATTTTAGTCGAGAACCGTTTTGGTATAGCGACTTAGGGCAGGAGATTATCCGACCAAAATTGACCTCGACGCAAAACGCAGAAATTGAAGTCTATAATCCTGAAAATTATACCGCAGAGCCACTTATTAAGATTATTAACACAGGCTCAAAAATAAAGCCGTTGACATTGTCGGTTAACGATAGTCCGATTTTGATGATTACGAAAGAGACAAGCCAAGACCATATCGAATTAGACTCAACCGAACAGTCCGCTTATTTTAACGCTAAAACTAACCTTGCTAATAGTTATATAAGTTGCACACAATTTCCGCTTCTTTCGCCGGGGCTGAACACAATTAAGCTATCATCAACGGAGGCAGATGCATTTACAACGCTTGAAATCAAGCCAAATTTTAGGAGGCTTTAAAAATGCAACCTATACTATATAGAACGGTTGGTCTGTACACCACAACAAGTCCGTTGTATCAGACAAACGGCCTTGGATTTTTGACCGATTGTACAGAATTTTTGACGACAATGGAAAGCAATGGTGCTTATAGTTTTGCCGCAAAAGTAAAAAGCAATGATAAACTTTTAAAATATATAAATCTTGGATCTTACATAAAAGCTAAAGCCAACAGTAAAGACGGACCTCAACTTTTTTATGTGACAAAAATCGAGGCAGACAAATGCGGTGATTTAACCATATCAGGCGAACATGTGTCAAGATTGTTTTTTCAAAATGGCGTAGAGCCAAACTATCACAATCACAAAATGAACGCAACACCGTCGGAGATAATCAACAGCCTAATGGAACCCGGAGACAGCTCACCAGTTTGGTTTAGAGCCGCGCCCTATAACTTTTTTTCGTTTTCATCTAATATTCCAACAAAAAAAGAATTTTCGCTCGGCTTTAATACAGCTGAAAAATTTGAAACCATATTCAACGATGATTCAGAGGGGTTAATCGCTTTGTTTAAAGGGCAGTTGAGATTTAATAATTTTTCGATCATGTTTAATCAGCCGAATATTAATCACAGTGGTTATCGAATAGCTTTTGGCGCAAATGTGTCTGATTATAAGCAAACGGCATCACTCGGAGAGTATTTCACGCATGTTTTGCCATATGCCCGTTGTCAAACTCCAACCGGCACCGAGGTTGTTGTAACCGCAATTGAGTTGTACCCAACGGAACTCAGGCGCACGATTAACAGCACATATCTATTTGATTGCACGAGCAAAATAAAAAGATATATCGTAAATCCAATGGATGGCACTAATTATAACGAGGTAAGAGATGCATTAAGAAGTCAAGTTGCCACTTATAAATATGATACTTCGCAATCAGCCGAATCTTTGAGCATTACCGTTAATCTCGAATCTGAGCTTATCAAAATGTATAACTTAGGTCTATACGATAATGTAACAGTAGTTATGCCGGACGGCACTGAAATTGTGAAGGGAGTGGCTAAAACAGTCTATGACAGTATTTCAGAAAAATACAAAGAAATCACAATCGGCAATTTAGACATGTCAATATCTGATTTGTTAAAAATCCAAAGGAGGTTTAAAAGATAATGGCTATTAGTTTAGCACATAAATCAATTACAATTGATGTAAATAACCGCAACGCACCGAATGTTGTTGGTATTGTCAACGTCAACGATAAAGCAACACGCTATCTTGATGTAACTTTAACGGCAAGCGGTGAAAAATTGACCTTTGCAGATTGCACAGTAACCGCAACTTTTGCAACGGACGGATATTTAATTTCGGACTCAGTTGCTTGCACCCTGAACAGCACAGCAGATTTGATTACCGTGCCGTTACAAAACTTTAAGTCTACATCGGGCTTTTTAGCAATCGAAATTAAGATTGCAAACGGCGAAACGCAGGTGTTAAATACTCCGCTGACTTTAAAAGTCATGGTAACTCCGAGCCTTGCCGAAAACAGCAAGATAAACACCGAAAGTATCGGCAGTTTTGTTGAAATCAGCCGAGAGGTTGCCACGGCAAGAGGCGGTTCTGATTCACTTGGAGCGAGGCTTGATACAGTTGACACAAATCTTGCGGAAAAAGCAGATAAAGCCAATACTCTTGCAGGTTACGGTATTACGGACGCAATTAAAAATGCAGCAGGCACGGTCAGAGCTGTCAACTTGGCATATGATGTCAAAAGTAAATTTGATGAAAAAGTAAACAGTAGT